AGGTTCCTGCGTTAATGCCCGTTTCCATTTCCATTGCTAAATTGAATATCTCTTGTTGCGTCTTTAAGCTTTTCAACATCTTTTTTTAACTTTTCAATTTCCTTTTCAGCCTGCATAAGCATAACTTTAACGTGCAGGTTTTCCTCTAATATCTTTTGTTGTTTTTCAGTATCTTCTGCCAATGACTCTAACAGAAAAAACTGTTCCTTATCGATAGGTATTTGATCTGCCTTTTTTAATAAATCTGCTTCCATTAACTGAAGTCTTGTTTCAAGTGTATTGATGGTATTAGTCATACCAATATACATATACACAGCAAAACCTGCTGCAGCTACGATACTCACAATTGTTTTAATATCTGTTTTTACAGATGTGTCTTCAGTTATCTTGGACATTAGTAGAAATCTTTAAATACCCAATCTACAAATTTTTGCCACTGTTTTTTAAACCAGCCCATATTTTCCTCCGTTAATAACAATGGCTTACCTTTACAAGTACAGTCCATACAACCACATCCACATTCTGTTTTGTCTCCAAAGAATCCAGAACCTTTACAGTGACATTTATGATCACAATCTTTGCAATAAGCTTTAGCCATTTTTTTTCTCCTCAATTTCGTAAAAGAAGTTATCCGTATCTTCGGTTCTCCATTTACTTATGTCTTCAACGTTCCATTCAGATGTTTGAACCTTCCAATCAGGAATTTCATCTTTAATTGTAAAAGATGGAATATTCCATATTATTCGATTGTTTGGTTGAGCTGCATAATTGCCATCATCTAAGGCCATTATGTGTGCGCACTTATGTTCGTGCGGAATCTCTGAATGATCAGTATCAAGAATATTACTCTCTGGATGTGCAAAGTCAACAGTAAATAAATATTTACCGTTGTGCCATTTTTTATCTTTACCGATGTATTTACCTGATTGTGCTTCTAGAATATCCCAAGTAGTAACAGCAGGATAATAACTGAAAGAATTCCATAACTCCAATTCGTCCAGTCTACGGATAGGAACGTTCTTTGGGTCAAAACCCTTCTGTATAAACGCAGATATCGGTAAACGATAGAAGACCGCACCATTTTCCATAATTGCGTGAAAAAGTATTGCACGACCTGTGATGGCCGAAAGCCCAAAGATAATAGCGTCTTGCACTTCTCCGTGATGTTTTTTAAGGTCATAAAGATATTCTCTACGAATTTGACAATATATTGGTGGTGTGTTCGCATTTAAATAAGCCATTATTTATCATTTTGCTTCTCCCCAATTATTACCTATTTTACAATTTACTTTATTTTTTATCTCCAAGGGAATAGCATTTTTCATAGTTTCTATAACTATTTCTTTTTCCTTATCATCTTTTATAGATAGACACAACTCATCATGTATTTGAATTTGAGGTAATATTCCTTTTTCATAAAGATTGACCATAGCTTTTTTAGTCATGTCAGCAGCAGATCCTTGAATTAATCTATTAAGAGCCTTGTAAGTAAAAGCAGGTTTATAATGTTGCTCAAAGTTTTTAATGTATTCGTCTCTGTGTTCTGCTTCATACTTATCTAATATTTCTGCTTTAAAATGAATCAGAGCTTCTTCTCTAGTTAGTATAGGTACAGGATCAAATCTCATAATTTGATTATTCCATTTACGATTTCTTGTTTCCCATTTATTAAATCTACAAAACCTGTCTCCCAATGTGTAAAGAAGTTTATGTTCTTCTGCAAAAGTAATTAAATCTTCTGATAATTTTTTAACAAACGGAACTGTTCTATGGTATTTATCAAACAAACTTTTAGCTTCTTGTTTAGATAAATTTAATTCTTTTTCTAATTTTAATTTACCCATACCATAAAACAAACCAAGGTTAATTGTTTTGGCCATGGTCCGTGGTATGTTAGCCATGTCTGCAACAATCTGGTGAAAGTCAGCATCGTCCTTGTTAAACTCTTCTTGTAACTTATCTGTTCCTGGAAGATCTAACTTTAAAGCGTAGTGAACCACGATCCGTGGTTCTTGTTGCGAGTAATCAAAACTTCCCCACTTGCAACCTTCTTCAGGAATAAATAATTCTCTTATCTTCTTACCAATAAATCCTCTCGCAGGTATCTGTTGTAAGTTAGGATTAGACATAGAGAATCTTCCAGTGACGGTACCGCCGTCATCAGATCTTATTTGATTGATGTCGGCGTGAATTCTACCGTTGTGAACGAAGTTTAATAAACCTTCTACAAATGCGCCATTAGCTTTATCGCATTCTCTTGCTTTAGCAATCATACGAAGAAATCTATTTTTATGTGTTTGTAAATAATCTTTTGGTAATTGTGGCATCCCAGACTTTGGAGTTTTTTTATAGTCTGTAATTTTTTGTTGATCTAAAAGTTTTTTAATAGAAGCTGCTGCCCAAATCTCAACTCTTACTCCTGTTCTTTTTTCTATCAAGTTGATGAGATTATCTCTTCTTTTCTCTAAAAAAGTGCTGAATTTCCTAGCTTTTTGGGCATCTATTTTAACACCCTTAAACTTTATGTCAACCAAACAAGGAAATAATTTTGTCTCTAATTCAAAAATATTTCTACAAGTTTTATTTTCATTTGTATCTGTGTTTATGTATAATACTTCGTCTAATTTTTTATCAAATATCCTCCACAGTCTAATCGTTAAATTAACATCTTGTTCTGCATATTCTTTAACTATCTTATAAGATAATTTATGCATATTAGACATTGGATCTTTAATTCCTTCTACTAAAGCTTTTTCTTGTAAGTCATATTTGTATTTTGTATCTCCAAGATAATCTTTTGAAACTGAATCTAATGAATAACGCATTCTTGTTTCATCTAGTATGGATGCTGCTATCATAGTATCGATCAATCTACCTTTAGGCATTTGACCTGTAGCTGCTCTTATCCAACAAACGTCATAAATTGCATTATGAAATACTTTAGTTATTTTTTCGTTTTGAAAAATAAGTTTATTTAATTGATTCCAAGTATCTTCAGGATCTAAATTATCTGTTTTGTCGTGTGCTATTGGAAAGTAAACTGTTTGTTTATCTGTTGCTATGGCAATACCGCAAACAAAACCATCACCTCTAATGGCCCCTGATCCAAGTTTCTTTAAGTTTGGATCGTATGTTTCCAAGTCAACGGCTACCGTATCAACGCCCTCTAAATCTAAATCTTCTATTCTAGGTGCAGTACACATTTATATCCCTATCATATAATACGTTAAACAAATTGCCATAATCAAAGTTATGTCTACTAAACAAAGTTTATACATTATTGTTTTTTTTCTTTTTGTAACATTTTTTACACATATACTCACAATCAAATGCAATGTTTTTCTTTTTGCATACAACGCATTTCATTATTTATTTTTCCATTTTTTGTATCCATCAATCCAAGATTCTTTTTTTTCATTAGAGTAATCTCGATCAATAATCATATCTATGTAGTGTTTAGCTTTCTCTAAATCTTCTTTTCCGTTTTTTTTAGAATGTCTCACTATGTACTTTATAGCGTTCCCTTCAGCAAAAAGCAACCTGTTGTGATTTATAAATTCACTCGGTTGAATTCTCATTTGATAATGAGCACCCCCTATTTGTTTTTTATATGGATCCATTTATTCCTCCTAGTTGTTTATTTGTACTTGATCGTAATGTCCAATAATCAAAAATACCTCTACTGTATGCTGTGTATTTTAATCTTCTTTGAACAAAAAAAGCTTCATCTCTAGTTATTGTTTCATCAACAATAACATTATCAAAGGTTAATCCTTTAACCTCATGAATGTTTCCATATTTAACTCTAATCTCACCATCAAAATCAAAACCTTTACTGATGACTCTATTTATATAAATTAATCTTTCTTCATCAGTTTTTAATCGTGTTTCCCTAAAATCATCATAAGCTTTTGATTCTGGTTTTAGTAATCCATCATTAATTAAATTGTCGATAGTATAATCTTTTTTAATCCAGTCTTTAAAAGGATCTTGTGCTTTAGATTTCCCTCTAACAATAACTTTACTGCTCATGTAATCCCAAAAAGCTTTTATTTGAGTTAAGCTCATAGGTTCACCTTTTATAAATTTAGGCCATAGGTAATGACATCGTAATTCTTTTTTAGATACAAAAGATGTGTTTTTAACATGTGAAAACTCTAAAGCATTATGTATAAAAAAGTCTCTAAATTTTTTATCGCTAGGTGTGCCTCTATAAGTAAATAAAAAAGTTTGATTAGTATTCTTTATTTTGTTTAACAAAATATCTAAATTTCCAGATCCTTTTAAGTCAGGTAAATAGTATCCGTTGCCTTTAATTACATCACCAACTTTATAGCCTTGTTCTATTTTATTTTCTTGTAAATGTTTTTCTGTATAAACTGCAGGTAGCCATTTTCTAGTATAACCATAATGATCCCAAATAGGTCTTATAATTGATTTACATAAATTATTAATGGCTTGACCACATCTTTTTCCTTTTTCTAATTCCACAGCTTCTTTAGATAAGATATGAAAATATTCTGGATCAGATCCAGCAAATT